GATCCAACAAGATGCAATGAAAAAGACTGAAGGTATTCAGTCTCTTGCAGATCAAGTGCAAAGACTAGAGGCTATGCAACAACAACTTGAAATACAAGAAGATGCAATTAAGGAAAAGAAAAAACAAATCCAACATATATCAGGAGAGGTTATACCAACCATGATGTCTGAGATGGGTTTAGCAGAATTAAAACTTCATGATGGATCACATCTGAAAGTTTCAACGTCGTATCGTGCCACTATTACAGAGGCAAACAAAGTAGCGGCGTTTAACTGGCTTCGTAAAAATGGACTAGGGGATATAATCAAAAACGAGATATCCGTATCCTTTGGTCGCAACGAAGATAACAAGGCAGCTGATTATGCTGCTCTTGCACAAGAGCGTGGGTATCAACCGACACAAAAGTTGAAGGTTGAACCCATGACTCTTAAAGCGTTAGTCCGTGAGCGTATTGAGGCAGGTAAAGAAATGCCAACGGAAATCTTTGGGATTTTCTCAGAGAATAAAACTACAATAAAAAGGAACAAATAAACATGAACCAAGTAGCAGAAAAAAAGAATGGTGCACTAGCAGCAAATTTATTTGAAGCTGATGCACAACAAGGAGCCCAGAATATATCGCAAGAAGATCTTGCGTTGCCTTTCTTAAAAATTTTGGGACAACTATCTCCAGAGGTAAACAAAAGAGATGGTAAATATGTCGAGGGCGCAGAACCTGGCAAAATAATCAACACGGTTACAAATGAATTGTATGACACTTTAAATGTCGTGCCATGTCACTATAAAAGGCAGTACATAGAATGGCAAGACAGAGGCACTAGTAGTGGTGCACCTGTTGCAATTCATGAAGCAGATAGTGATATCATTAGTCAAACCACTAGAGGTAAAGACTATAAAGATAGACTACCAAATGGTAACTATCTTGATAACACAGCTAATCATTTTGTATTAGTGCTCGGCGATAACCCAACAACAGCGTTGATATCTATGAAATCTACTCAACTAAAAGTTAGTAGAAAATGGAACTCAATGATGATGGGTATAAAAATGCAGGGTAAAAATGGATTGTTTACTCCGCCAACATACAGCCACATTTATAAACTATCAACCGTTCAGATGTCTAACGACAAAGGAACATGGTTTGGTTGGGATGTGAGTAAAGTAGGTCCTGTCGAAGATAAAAATATGTACGACATGGCTAAAAGCTTTGCGACAAGTGTAGGTAAGGGTGAGGTCCAAGCTAAACACGGCTCAGAAGAAAACGAGTCTAAGCAACCATACTAGAATCCTAGGTAGTGGGCGTCGATGCGAGAGTGGAAACGCCCACTTTTAAAGCGCTATGATAGAGAGATTTAAAAATATATTTACAGGATTGGAACGTGCACATGGTGTCACTATTGCAGAGGACACAAATGGTAATGGCACAAAGATAAAAGGTAAATCATTTGTAAAACGTCAACCAGTCACCGACGAACTTTGGCAGAAACATTTAGATGGTGAAGAAAATTTAGGTATCATACCCATCAACGATGACAATCAATGTAAATGGGGTTGCATAGACATAGATTCTTACGCAGAATTTAATCATAAAAAATTAATATCAAAAATTAATAATTTAAATTTACCACTATTAGTTTGTAGATCAAAGTCAGGTGGTGCACATGTATTTTTATTTACTTTTGATTATGTAGCTGCAAAAACAATGCGAGATAAATTAGTGCAAATAAGAGCAGTTTTAGGCTATAGTAATTCAGAAGTTTTCCCTAAACAAACAGAATTAAAATCGCAAGATGATACAGGAAATTTTCTTAATTTACCATACTTTAATTCTTTAAATTCTGTAAGATATGCTTTTGATGCAGAGGGTAAAGCTGTTAGTCTGTTAGGTTTTTATGATGCATATGAAAAAATAAAAATTACTTCAAAACAATTAGAAAGTTTAGAAATTAAAAGACCAGAGTCTGAATTCAATGATGGTCCTCCTTGTATTGAGGCATTAACTCAAAATAAATTAGACGATGGTAGAGATAGAGTTATGTATCAATATGTAATTTATGCAAAGAAAAAATGGCCTAGTAATTGGCAAGATAAAGTATTTGAATTTAATTACAAATATTTTTCTGTGCCTTTAGATCAAAAAATAATTTTAGGTAAAATAAAAAATAATGAAAAAAATGATTTTCATTACAAATGCAATGAAGAGCCTATGTGTAATGTTTGTGATAAAAAATTATGTAAATCACGAAAATATGGTATTGGTGAAGAAGTTTTATTTCCTAATCTCACAGATTTACAAGTTATAGATTTAGAGGACCCATACTATTATCTTAACGTAGATGGAGAGAGATTAAAATTAGAAAGTGTAAAACATTTAAGACAACAAAGTCTATTTCAAGAGGCGTGTATGGTGCAATTAAAAAATAGACCACCTTCATTAAAAGAAAAAGATTGGGTCCTTATAACTAATATATTATTAAACAATGCTGAGGTTACTGAACCTGCAGCAGGTTTACGAACAGAAGATCAATTACAAAATCATTTACAAGAATATTGTTTAAACAGAACACAACTAGATTCAAAAGAAGACTTACCTAGAGGTGGGACTTGGACTAACAATGGTTATCACCATTTTGTATTTGATAAATTTTATCATAATCATCTAATGCGTAAACGATGGGATTTAGGTTATTCAAGAACTGCAGAAATGTTAAGAGAAAAATGTGGCTGCACAGATAAACGAATAGGCAAAAATAAATTATCGGTTTACGTTGTGGAGGAGTTTGAAAAGAAAACAGAAGAATATAAACAAAAACAATTAAAAGAGGAGACACCTTACTAATGACAAAAAGAGAAAAGTTTTCAATATTTGGTAGAGATCCAGACACAAAAAAAGGTTGTTATAAATTTATGCAAGGAAAGAAAAAAGAATGGGGGGTTAATTATTTTTTAAATGATGAAGAAGTAAAACACATGAAAGATTTAATGAGTAATTATTATTACACTCCTTTAGAACAAGCTAAACATCTCGTTCAAGGTAGGTGGCAAGAGGTAAAAGATAAAATAAAATTTATTGCCCTACAATTTGGACCAATTTTTTTTGAACCTAGATTTGAATTTTACAATACTAATCCATATACTGCTGGTTTTTCTAAAATTGATATGATTACAGGTGAAGAAATAGAACAAGAAAAACATCAAATGTGGGATTTTTCTGTTGCTAGATGTATTTGTTTTGGTGGGACTGGTATGGTTCATGAAAGTTTACCTCCTAAACCAGCTGTTATTGATGCTTTAAGAAATTCTATTGCTGCCGATAAATTACAATGGAAAAGAGATCAAGGTTATAGTGCACGTAATAATCAAAGAAAAGATGCTCATCACATTGATGGTAAAGAGTTTAAAACAATTTATTTAAAATTTTTAAACACTATTCAAAAATCAGAGGAGGAGTTTATATCAATGTTATATCCTACTCATGGTAATTTTAACACTGCAAAAATATCTTATATTGGAATGATGAATAATGGAATAGGTTGGAACTTTAAAGAAGAGGATAATAAAATAAAAAAAGCTTGGGTTAAATTTCATAACAGAAATGCTGACTATGAATTAATTGATCCTACCTCGCATAGATCAATAACCTCAGAAGAAACAAAATTTAATACTGATATAAGGAATTTATTAAAATGAAAACAATTGTTTTAGGGCCACCAGGAACAGGTAAAACAACTACACTATTAAATAAAGTAGATGACTACCTTAAAAATACAGATCCTGATAAGGTTGGATATTTTGCATTTACACAGAAAGCTGCATACGAGGCAAGAGACAGAGCCATAAAAAAATTTAATTTAGATGAAGATGATTTACCATACTTTAGAACATTACACTCACTAGCATTTAGAAGATTAGGAATCAAAAAAGAAAATGTTATGCAACGTAGGCATTACCAAGATTTTGGTAGAAGAGTGAAAGAGGAAATAAATTATGCAGATTACGAAAACGATCACAATGGAATCTTTACATCGGATAGTGAATATTTACGAATAGTAAACCTTGCAATATTAAAAGGTATAACAGCAGAGCAGCAGTATAATTTA